ATTTAAAAGTAAAAAGTTAAAGAATATTATAATAATTATAATAAAAATAGTTTCTTTATTCATATATATATAATATGTTAAAAAAAATATATATAAAAAATGGGATTATATTTGTTTCAGACAAAGATAAATATAATATGAATATTAATTATAATATAATTAATAGTAGTAAAACAAAAATAGATGATAATGTAATAAAAAAATATCATGAAATGAATGGTTGTAAATATAAATCTACACATTAAGTTTCATTGCAAACATACCCATAAATTTAACTATAATAAATGTAAAACATAACATAAATAAAACTATATAAATAGTTTTTACATTTTCTAATTTTTTACTTATTTGATCTAATCCGGTGAAAGATATATTTGTAATATTATTTTGTAATAGTGTTTTATAAATTTTACTTAGCACGTCTTGTTTTAATGAATCGTAATTAACACTATTATCTGAACATTTTTCATTCAACGTATCTTGAATTTTTTCTAAAAAATCTGGTATATATTTTGTTAATCTATTAGAAATATTTAATACATTACTATAATCACTACCAGTTAATTTAGAACTTTTAGTATATAATGTCATAAAGAATGCCATAATATAAATATTAATTTCTTCGCTACAAAATTTATCATTTTTCCCCTTATACATATTTTCTTTAATTTTATTATATGCGTCATCATTTGACATATTTATAAAATTTATGATTAATAATTCCAATCCATCTAATACTTTAATATTATCACTGAAACCTATATCTGATATGGATTTTATATTAGTAAAATCTGTTGTAGATATCACATTTTTCCCTGTAATTTTTTGCACAGGATCTATAATATTATTATATATAGTTTTAGTATCTAATTTATCTTTATCAAAAATATTTTCTATATTTTTTAAAATAGTATCTAGACTTTCATTAGTAGATACAGTTTGTTCAGACGAACTCATGGTTGGTAAATTTTCTAAACCGCTAGATGGTGATGGTGATGGTGATGGTGATGGTGGTGGTGATGGTGATGGCATACCAGGTGATATCTGTCCTTCAACTGTCATGTTACAACCACGCATATTTGACATCATATGGTAAATCATAATTCCTAATAAAAACATTATAAAATATTTTATATATGTTTCAATCATTATATTATATGTAAATATTTTTTTAATAAGCAAATGATTCTAATGACTGAGTATAAGGATTATTTCTAAATGGCGTTAGTAAAGCCGGGTCAGTTGTTCTATTTGAAATAGAGACATCATTGAGTTTATTCTTAAATTGGGTAAAATTACAAGTATTTTTTGGCAAATATTCGGGGTTCATTCTATCATAATGAGTTTGTCTATGGTTGAAGTAGTCGCTTTCATCTTTCTTAATATCAATATTATAAGTTTCTTTACTATTAAAATATTTACTACCTTCTGGAACGGGATATCTACCTTGTGCGATAATTTCTTTTGTGGCATTAGTTTCCATATTTTTATAATTATTTTCATCAACAGGTTGGGGAACATCTGTACCACTTATACCCATATAATTAGAATCATTAGAAGTAAATTGTTTTTTAGTATTTTTTATTTCATCATATAATCTTTCAGTTGACATTTCTGGACCAGCTATATATCCATTATTAGCAGAATTTATAGTTGTTTCTTTGACTGTTTTTTTTATTTTATCCATTGGTCTGGATATTGGGTCTTTAAATACAGACGAAATATTACTATCATATGTCCTCAAAGTAGTTACATCTCTTTCATTTGGATGCATGTGATATGAATCTTTAATTATATTATTATTTGATTTATCTACTACTAGACCAGCATTTCTCATGCTATCTGATGCGAATGTTTGTCTACTAGATAAGGCATATTTTGATCTATGCGTTTGTGCATCATGGTCACCACCCGCTATACCGAACTCTTGTTTATTGAAGAATTGTCTATTTGTATTTGGAATGATTTGTTCAGGTCTTTCAGACTTAGCTACGTACGCACCATTAGTTACTAACCATTTATCAGGAGAATTGAAATAATCAATATCAGGTGTGTGTTTAAATACTTGACCTATCTTGCCTAGTTTTTCTTCACCTTTTCCTGGTAAAATTCGTCCTTCATATGTTTGTTGTTGATTATTTAATGTCCTAATATTATCTATTGAACTTTTTTCGTAAAATGATCTTTCTATGTCTCCATTAATCTGATTTTTTTCATCGATGTGGTGTTCTTGAATTTGTTCGAACGGTAATATATTTTTCATAGAATCAGATACATAAATTGAAGATTTCATTTCATCAGTATATGGTTGTTGCCCGTAGACGACCTCTGATTTTTCATTACTGAATAATGGAGTGGTCTCTTTTTTTTTGAGTTTAAATTCAGAAAACCCATTATGAGCTGATAATTTAGGATTTTGATTTAAATTTAGATTAGGGGGTGGTTTCTTAAAGAACGGTTCTATTTTAATGCCTTGATCATTAACTAAGAAGTCTTCTTTGGAGATTTTTCCCCCAGATGATCCACTATATATATATTCTATATTTTCATTATTATTATCAGATTCATCTAAAATTAAATAATCTTTAATATTTTGATAATTCATATTCTTAGCTCCTGGAATTTTAGTAGTAGAATAATTATCATATAAATTTTTTGCATGTTGTTTGTTTTTTTCTGAATCATGGAAATAATCAGTATTATATACTTCACTTGATTTCAATACTTCTACATCATTATTATCTTTATCTTTGTTCGTAGATTTATTTATAAAATAACCTGCTCCCAATATTCCTAATAAAATACTTGCTTCCATATTATTATATTTATATAATAATATTTAAAAAAAAAATGATAAAAAGATTATTAACATTGTTTATAATTATTTAATATATCAGCATATGTGTCTTCCCCTATCCTTTTGAATGGTTCTAACGAATTTGCTTGTGGATTTTTGGTTAATTCATAAAATCTATTCTTAGTTAAACCTCTTAATTCTGCGGGAGGATTCGTTAAAAAGGTATTTTCTTCATGAAAGAAACCATCTGGTAGATCTTCATAATCTATTTTCTTATTTGGGTCGGGTTTATATTTTTTTGTTGGATCTTTACTGTAAATATTAACTATATTAAATAGATCTGATTCAGTATCAATCAAAGACATATTTTTATTAATAGAAACACCCATTTTTTGTAATCGAACTGTTGGTGCCCATGGATAAGCAATTCTATTCATTTTCTTAGCAACATCTAACATATATAAACCAGGACCGATTGATTCTTTATTAATTTTATTTAATTGATCACTTTCATAATCTAACAAACTCATATTATATATATAATACATAATATTTTAATTATTAATTATTTTTAAAATAATTATTACATCTTTTATTATAATCTAATTTTTTATAAACATCTCTTGAAGGTATTCCTCCACGGACCCATCCTTTACTATTATCTTCTGGGATTAAATGGATGGGATTTTGTACTTCTTTTGATAACCGTGGTATCATGGGTGTATAAAAATTGGGTATGCTTACGCCGGCTAATACATTACAAGCTTTACCACCGAAACTAGTTAAATCACTACCTTGAATGACCGATTCCGTATCGACATTAAAGGCACCTCTACCAAAATAACCAGCATTATATCTTTGAGGTAACTGATTAATTAAATTTTTATTTGTTAAAATATCATCTCTTAAATCAGTATTTGTATCAATAAGACATCCTGCTTCACCGATTGATCCGTATCCCGCCGAAAAATTAATAGCAGGTTGACTTAATTGTAAATCACGAGCATTTGTTAGACCGCATTCGCAACCGTACATATTATCTAAATCATATCTACCTTGACCCATTCTTTGTTGATCTTCTATTTCAGTAGTTCCTTTATCATACATGAGATGATTTTGACCGAATAATTGAAATTTTTCAGGTATTATATTTTGTTTCGTACAACTTTTTTTTTCAAAAGTATCAAAATGATTTAATTTTCCACCATAACCATCCATATTTATATATATATGTAATATATATTTTTTTATAATTAATTAACTATACTTTTATTACTACCATATATTCCTGATAAATTTGCAGAACATTGAATTCCATTACCTTGTTTGCAAGAAGGTGGTCGACCATAACACCACTCGGAAAATCCTCCTTGATCATTTACAATACTGTTAACGGGCATCGTATAAAATTCACGTTGAGAATTATTCTTATTAAATATATCTGATTTATTTTTATATAACGATTTATCAAAATTTATTTCTTCTAAATCCCTTACTACATTATTATTATATGAATGACAAGATTCCTCAAAATTACCTAAACTATAATCCCCAATTGTGGGATTCATAAATGGATTTTCTTTTGTTGGCAATTTACAACCCGGTACTCCACTATTATTATTTGAACTTACATTATTTTTTGTTTTTGCCATATTATCATTTATATCGATTGTCTCAATATTATTTATTTGTTTATAATTATTATATATAATAATAGTTATTATTCCAACTAATATTGGTATAAATATATTTTTTAAATTTTTTTTCACTATTGTTATTATAATAAAATAATATATTGATAATCTAAATATTGCATTTAATTTATCATTAAGTTTCATATTTGGTAATGGTATTACTTCTAAAAAATTATTTTTATTAAATAATATTGATATATTATTAATCCAAAAAGTATTCATATATATATTATATATAATTTATTAAAAAATATTTATTTATTATTTAATTTTTTTCTTAATCTTTCTTTAACTATTTCAGGATCATGATTTCCATTCGTAGTAGGGTTTTCTGTTGAATTAGTTGGTTGAGTCATATTCTGAAACATACTCATCATACCACTCATATCAGGTGCTTCGCTATTATTACCCATATTCCCAAATAATCCCATCATATTTTTCATCATATCATTATTATTCATTAATCCAGTGGCTTCACCTAATAATGAATTTCCATCTAATTCGTTATTCTCTAATTTACTTGATAAAGTCGTATTAATTTTTTGAAACATATTCATCATATTTTCAGGTTTCATTAAATCACTTAAACCGTTATCATCCATTTGATCTAAATTTAGATCACCTGTAATTTCTTTTGCTAATTTTCCAATACTCGTATTATTTAATATATTATCCATATCATTTTCAGATGTTTCATTTTCTTTTAAATTTTCATTAATCTTTTTTATATTTTTTAGATCTTTTAATGTTTTTTTATCTTTAACTTTTTCGTTTGATTCTAATGATTTTAGTACGGCATTTATTTGTTCATTTGATGTTCTAGAAATATTTATTAAACAAAATGATTGCAAATATTTCCATATATTTTCTCTTGTTTTATCACTTATATCTGATTCCCAAATAGTTTTCATAGATATTTCTTTTATTAAACATAAATCATCAGTAAATATATCATCTATTTTATTTGTAATTTTATCACTATTTGTATCAATTACATCTAAAAAATCTTTAATTATTTCATTTTCATCTATATTTAATTCATCTAACTCTAAAATTACAGTATAATTTTTTTCCATACAATCTTTGTGTTCTGGAAATACTTTTATTAAATCATTTATAAAGCTTTTAAATAAAGTTAATGTTTTATGATTAAAATCCATAATATTATATAAAATAAATATAAAAAAAAAATTATACGCAATTACATATTGCCTCTACTTTTCATTAATTCTTCATAAGCATTATTGTCAAATTTACCCGATTTTTTATCAGATGATTCTTGTTTAGGTTTTTGTTCACTGTAACCATCATCTAAAAAACAATAGTTATGCATTATATTATTATTCTCTGTATTATCACTAATATTTTCATAAATACAATCTTCTCCCATGCAAATACCTACTATTTCATTAGTATCTTCTTCTTTTTTGGATTTATTAGGTTGAGGATCTGATTGTATATTTGCCGATTGTTGATTAGTCGCTGTGGTTAGGCTTTGATTTTGTCCTGGATCTGCATGTTCGTCTGTTTGTTGGTCTGGGGTATCATTATTCCGTATATGATGTTGATTTACACTATCTATTAAATTATACATTCTTTCATCATAATATAATTCACTGTTATAAACTAATGTAGGTACTGATTGTATATAATTAGGCACAGATACTCCTTGAATATCTATTATATTAAAATAAGGAATTAAATGTTTATTATTATAAAATACTACTAATAATTTTTTACAATGGTCGCATTTTTTACTTATATAAATATCCATTTATTTCTTAATAAATATTTTAAATTAATTTTATAAACATAAATTTGAAAATAATATAAAAATTAAATATTATATATATAAATGTCATTTACTTGTGAAATTAAACAATCTTCATCTGATAATAAATTACAATTTGAAATATTAGGTAATCCCGAATACGGTTTTGAAAAAACTATTGTTAATGCTATTCGTAGAACACTTTTATCGTCAATAGATACTTACGCTTTTAGAACTGATTACGATAATCCAGATATTATTATTGAAACAAATAATACATCTCTTCATAATGAATTTATTTTAGACCGTGTTGGTCTTATACCTTTATACATGGACCCCATCAATTCACCTATTAATAATCCATTAAAATATTTATTCGTCTTAAATTTCAAACATGATAACTCTAATCCCATATCAATTATTACGGCTGCAAATTTCAATATTTATGAATTAGATAAAAATATTATGAATAGTTCTGATTATGAAAATGGCCTTATTAACACTATTAATAAAGATAATTATAATCTTAAAAAACCATTACCGGATGACCTTAAAAAAGAAATTTTTAGACCTTTTCAAGATAAATATTATTCCATTATTATTGAAACTAAATCTACAAATTCCGATGAAAATATTCAAGAATTAATTTTATATGGTAGTCCATCTGTATCCATAGCAAAAGAAGATGCACGTTGGCAAGCCGTTTCATGTGCTACATATTCCTATAAAATTGATGAAAGCTTACTTAAACAAATTATCCAAGATAAAATTCTAATGGATAATATTATAGACATCGACCAATTTAAAAAAGAATTCGAAATTAGTAATGGACAACGCTATTTTCATAGAGACAATCACGGTGAACCTTATTGGTACAATTTTGTTATAGAAGGTCAACATTTCTTAAACAATAAAGAATTATTTATCAAAGCTAATGAAATTATTATTCAATCATTAAACGATTTTAAAGGTGAATTAGATAAATTATTATTAGATGAAGATACCCCTATTCATATTACTTTTAATAAAAATGATGCTAAAAATAACGTAATTAATATGTTAATTGAATTACAATATGTAATTGAAGATAAAAAAATATTTTATGGTTTTGATGATACACTTGGTTCTATTATTCAAGCTCATATTTCAAGATATATGATTGATGATAAATCAGTCCTTAATTGTTGTGGTTATAAAAGAACTCATCCGTTAGAAAATAAAATATTATTCACTATGTCCATGAATAATACCGATTCTAGTATTGATGAACAAACTAAGAAAAAATCAGTAATTGAAGTATTTGATAATTGTTGTGATGAATTAATTAATATCTTTAATACCATAATATCATCTGCTGATACTATTTAATAAAATTATTCTTTAATATTGATTGAATTTACAAACAGATTATGCATCCATCTATTGTCCATATTAATACTTTTCGCCGTCCACTAAACCCTCATATAATACGCATCACCATTAAACTTGCTAAATCTATTACAAAACAACACTGCTATTATTTATATATATAATAATTTTAATAATAATTAAGAACAAAAGTCAATCGTTTTACATTAGTATTATGTAAATAACCGTTTATTAATTTATAATTGATTTTTTGTCCAGTTGATCTATGCATTGAATGTAATTCATGAATTAATGGTTTTAATTGATATGGTACATCATTCGTTTCAATGCCTTTTTCAATAAAATGTTTACAATAATTTGAATATAATTCATTTCTCATTATTTCATATTTATTTTTATATTTTTCAAATAATTCTTTATCATCTGTATATAATTTTAAATATTCATTTAAATTTCTTTGTTTATATAATATTAAAAATGTAAACATTTTATTATTTTGATTTGGTTTTAATTGAAATATATACTTATAATCATCTGTAATATATACATTTCTACAACCATTAATATTTATATTATATCCTTTATCATATTTATGAATATCTTTTTCTTCTTTTTTTAGTCCATGATAATTTTTATATGTTTTAATTGTTTTAAACGAATATTTAATATCATTTAAATTTACATTACTTACTTTATCATTTTCATATGAATATTCTTCAACTAAAATAACTTTATTATTTTCGATCGGTAAAATATTATTATTATCTTTATGTTGTAAAACAAATGAATATGAATGTGTTTTATCTAATTCATCATAGTGATTAAAACATTCATTAAACATATTTTTAAAAGATTTCTTTGAATTTTTATTCCAATAGTTCTTTGCTCCGATAAATGACCTTGTAGAATGTAACCATTCATTATTATAGAAACATAAATTTATCATAGTACCATCATATAATCTAGTTATTTCAATATTATTATTTAATAAAATATTATGATCACTTTTAATAGATTTCATAGGTCCTAATGACACAATCTTATTAGTCTCTTGATTTATTATTACAGATTTAAATAATTTAGTGAAATCATTAATAACCGTATCATGTTTATATTTTACTAATATTAATCCTAATACATTATATTGATTTATTTGTAATCCCATTTCTTTAAATTTAATAAGATAATCATTATTTGAATTTATAAAATATTGAACTTCCATTGTAGTATCTAATAATATTAAGCAATTAATTTTTAAGTATTATATATACCATGTAATGAACAAATCGTGATTTTAATGGATATTTCATATTATTTCTTTAATGATTACTGTATTCTGAATTTATAATTCCTTATTAAAAAAATAATGAAAATAAAATAAAATAAGATATATATTATATTAATATGAGTGATTATTCGGATGATTCATATCAAATGTATTTAAAAAAAAACGCCGATGATTTAGGAGATAATGATTCTCCTAAATATGGTGATCAGGGTCCTGATTCACCGCTACCAGATATATTAGACGATGATGGTGGTGATCCGGAGTTTGAAGGAGAATCAGACCTCCCTTCCGACAATATAGATACAAATGTTACAGTCAATATGAATGATAAATATTTATTAGTACTTGAAAAATCCGATATTTTTAAAGATTATTTAGGAGAAGTCATTGATATTTTTGAAGATTTTTTCGTATTAAATAATGATAACGGACAACAATTAAAAATCAATATTATAGATGGACAAATTTCTTTACTTTTAGAAGACGATTCTTCAATTACTGATATAATTAAAGTTCAAGAAATTATACTTGAAGATATATTAAATCAATCTGATATATTTAAAGAAGACCCCATAAAAATTAAAGTGGATGTCGTAGATGATAAACATAAAAAATATACTGAATCTGAAATTAAAGAAGATTTTATATCTGAAATTATTAATTTATATAATATTTATGATAACGAATTTTTAATTAAAAACATTACTGATATGTCTTATTCATTTTTTGACTTGATAAAAAATAAAACAGATATATCAGAAATTGATAAAATTGATGTATTATCATTTATTAAAAATATGTCAAAAGATAATAATTTTAAATTACCTAATTATATTGTTCCGATCGTATCATCTAATAAAAAAATATTCTTATCAGAAGACGAAATTATTATAGATGTTCCTGATACTATAATTACTACAACAGAAGATGAATTAATTGAAAAATATAATGATTTAAATACCGATAAAACTATTAATTATTTTAAATATTTACAATTACTATTTAATAGTAAATTTAATGAATATATTAATAATGACAATAATAAAGGTTGTTTAATTAATTATAAAGGACATTATTTTAGAAATTGTTTCGATAATTCAGAACCTTGTATGGGTATTTCAAAAGATAAAGGCAATTCTAGTGCATATGATGAATCATCATATATAATTGATT